ATAGGTATGCAGGTAATCTTCTTAACGAGCAGGCGCCACCTCCCCCACCAGCTGAAGATCCGAACGCAGTGCCACCTCTTGAGGACCCAAACGCAATCCCACCAGCTCCTGGCGGAGAAGAGGGAGCAATTCCCCCACCACCAGGTGAAGGTGAAACATTACCACCAGAAGGTGAATTAGATCCTGGCGCAATGGAAGCAGATCCGTCAGCTGAAGATGATACGACTGAGGAAATGGATGTGACCGATCTGGTTAACATGGTAAAAGATGTAAAGAAACAATTGGACACACAATCTCAAACCGAAGATCCTGCCGAAGTTCAGAAAATGGATGACATTTTTACGAAGTTAGGTGAGTTGGAAGGTAAATTGGGTGAAATGGATAGTGTTTTAGCAAAAATAGATCAGTTAGGTGCTCAAATTGAAGCTTCCAAACCTAAAACCCCAGTTGAAAAACTTGAAATGAGATCAATGGACTCATATCCATTTAACGAAAAACCAAGCGAATTCTTTCAACAAAAACAGGAAGAGATGAGAAAAACGGGAAAAAACGAGTATGTTTTAACAAAGGGTGATGTAGAAAACTATGGGAAATATGATATGATGAAGTCATTTAACCCATCAACAGAGAATTTATATTAATATTTTTTAAATTATAAAGCCGTATACGGCAACGGGATAACATCGGGCGGGGCCCAAACATTAGAATGAAAAACATATTTTTTACATATATTTTAAAAATAACTAGGGCGTGATTTTGTTATCACGCTTTTTTTATTTATATTTTATCACACAATAATACGTTTTATAAACAATTAAATTTTTAAACATTATGGGAACATTTGAAGCAGTACAAGCTCAGTACGAAAAGAACAAAAACGCCGGTGGCGGGAGCAAATTTCAGAATCAAGAAGAAAGAATGAAGAAGTATTTCACCACAATTTTACCGCAGGGTAAAAGGGAGGGTGAAAAGAGAATTAGAATTCTTCCAGCAGCAGATGGTGGAAGTCCATTTGCAGAGGTGTATTTCCACGAAATTCAAGTAGATGGAAAATGGCTTAAATTATGGGATCCGAAACAAGAAGGAAAACGATCACCATTAAATGAAGTGAAAGATAGTCTTGAAGCGACTGGAAGAGATGAGGATAAAGAACTCGCCAGATCATACAGGGCTCGTAAATTTTACATTGTCAAAGTTATTGACAGAGATTTGGAAGAAGACGGACCTAAATTCTGGAGGTTCAAACATAACTCCAAACAGGAAGGAATATTTGATAAAATATTTCCGATATTCCGTAGCAAGGGTGATATTACCGATCCACAAACTGGTAGAGACCTAATCCTTACCCTGACATTGGCGAAATCCAATAACGGTAAAGATTATACCTCAATTAGTTCAATTATTCAGGAAGATCCGTCAGTATTACACGCAGACGCTGAAACCACATCAAACTGGATCGAAGATTCATTGGTATGGTCAGATGTTTATGCAAAGAAAACTGAAGATTACCTTGAAATGGTAGCGAACGGTGAAACCCCAAGATGGAGTAATGAAAAGAAAGGATGGGTTTCAAATTCAACGGCGGAAGAAACTATTGGTGGTGATTCATCAGCAGCGGTAACATCCCCTGATATTGACCCACAGGATGATGAGGAACCAGGTGAGGATCTTCCGTTCTAGTAAAACAATCTACCGATTATCTTCCGATTCTTAATGGATCGGAAGATTCTTGGTGGTTTAATAAAAGAAGTTAACAAAACATAGTATGGCAGCGATCAAAAAGAAAGACTTTTCATCAATCAAATCAAAATATTCACAAGAAGCATCATTCAAATCCGATAGGTTTTTCGATTTAGGGGATGCCTTTCTCGATGCTTGTGGTGTACCTGGACCAGCTATGGGTCATTTAAATATGTTCCTGGGTCACTCAGACACGGGGAAAACAACAGCGTTAATAAACACAGCGATTGACGCTCAGAAGAAAGGTATTTTACCTGTATTCTTAATTACAGAACAAAAATGGACATTCGACCACGCAAAACTCATGGGATTAGATTGTGAGAAGGTGGTTAATCAAACAACTGGTGGGTCTGATTGGGATGGTTTTTTCCTTTTCAATAATCATTTTGACTACATTGAACAAATTACGGACTATGTAAATGATCTATTAAATGCTCAGGAAAAGGGTGATTTAGATTACGATTTGTGTTTCCTATGGGATTCGGTCGGGTCAGTACCTTGTAAAATGACATTTGAAGGTAAGGGTGGAAAACAACATAACGCATCAACATTAGCAGACCGTATTGGAATGGGTCTGAATCAGAGAATTACCGGATCAAGAAGAACAGACAAAACACATACAAATACATTGGTTATTGCTAACCAACCATGGGTTGAACTTCCAGATAATCCATATGGACAACCAAAAATTAAAGCAAAAGGTGGTGAAGCGGTATGGCTTAATTCTACTTTAGTTTTCTTATTTGGAAATCAGAAAAATGCTGGTATTACTAAAATATCAATCCAAAAAGATGGTAGAAAAGTGAAAATCGCAACCAGAACTAAGGTGAGTGTTATGAAAAACCACGTTAATGGTTTGGGATATGAAGATGGAAGGATTTTAGTGACAGCACACGGGTTTATGAAAGGAAGATCCGACACAGATGAAAAGAAATCAATCGAAGAGTACAAAAAATCCGCAAGTGATTATATTGTCGAACGTCTGGGCGTCCAATTGGATGATGATGTGAAGATAGTAATGGAGGCAGGGGACGAGTAGGATGGACGAATTAGATGAGAGAGAAGAGGTGTTAAAATATCTTTATGAACAAGAGATGAGAGATATTCAACGATTTTCCGAATACGCGAAAGAAAAAACAGAAGAAATCCGAAACGAACAAATAAAAAAAAATGACAGTCTTACTAGTTGATGGGGATAACCTATTAACGATAGGGTTTTACGGGGTTAAAAATTATTTTTACAAAGGTCAACATATTGGAGGAATATATCATTTCCTCAATACCCTTAGACTATCCTTTGACAATTATCGATTGGATAAGATTGTTGTCTTTTGGGATGGAGAGGATGGATCATTATCTAGGAAAAAAATATACAGTCATTACAAAGAATCAAGGAAATCAAGACTCAAAACAGAACATGAGATTGAATCTTATGATTATCAGAGAGCTAGAATAAAACAGTATTTAGAGGAAGTGTATGTCAGACAGGGTGAATACCCTTATTGCGAAACAGATGATTGTATAGCATACTACTGCCAAACTACACCCGATGAGAAAAAAATCATCTATTCATCAGACGGAGATCTAGCTCAACTCGTTAACGAAAAAGTACAATTATATAATCCTTCACATCGAAAGTTATACGGCCCAAAAGAGGTGTTTGTTTATAACAAGGAAGAGGTTTTAATCGAGAACATATCTTTGGTTAAAATGCTATGTGGAGACTACTCTGACGATATTGCGGGAATAAAGGGAATGGGAATTAAAACCCTTAAAACTTTATTTCCTGAAATCGTAACTCAACCACTAACATTAGATTACATTCGATACAAGACTAATTTCTTATTCGAACAGGATAAGGAAAGTAAGATCGTAAAAAATCTAATTACGGGGGTTACTAAGTATGGTGTTTTTGGAGATGAATTTTTTGAAATCAATAATACCATAATAAGTTTAGATGAACCACTTTTAACCAATGAAGCAAAAGAAGGAATTAATGAAATAATTAATGAAAATCTTGACCCCGAAGGGAGGTCATATAAAAACACAATGAAAATGATGATGGAAGATGGGTTATTCAATGTATTACCTAAATCGGATGATGCTTGGATCAAATTTCTAAATCCTTTTCTAAAATTAACAAGGAAAGAAAAAAACAAAAAACAATTAAAATTTTTAAAAAAATAACATTATGCAAAATCAGGACACAACAAAATTTGAATTTATTTTAACTCTTGAAAAGAACATCGTAATTCAAAGATTTTTTAATGTAAATAATTATAATCCTTCGTCAAAAAATTCCATCGATCTTTATGATTCGGTGACATCAATTTGCGAAGAAATTGAGAGGGATTTAAAGAGTAAAACATTAGATGTGATGAATGATAACCCAGAATACGCTACGGAAGAGCAACGAGCAGAAGAGATTAAAAATGCAAAAGAAGAAAACTTTATATTACGAATAAAGTTGGGGGATTGTGTATTTATTTCTAGATTATTTCCCGCTCATGTTTATCA